CCCGACAGGGGGGGGGTTGACGGATGCCCCTCTACCGACTACTATTGACGAAGTTCCAACCCCAGACCGAACCGATGCCGATCTTCTCTCTTTACATCCCCTGCTCCGACCTTGTCACCCGCGCTCTCAAGTGGGTCATCACCGCTGAACAGGACCGCAACGGTTCCCGCCCATCTTCCTACATTCACTGGGGTGTGAGCACGGAGGCAATCGTAGAGACCGCTGCCTATGCCGCCTGCCCTATTTGGTGGTGAACTCCATGTGGGTGGGGTTGATCCCTCCCCCATCCGTGCTACAATTCATTCATACCAAACAACCCCATTCGTGATGATCACCTCTACCCTGCCTGCCGTGATGAGTGCCTCAGACCTTACCGCTGCCATCGCTTCGGGTGCTCTGACCCTTAAGCGCCTGCCGACTGCTCATGGTGCCCGCACCAATCGTTGGGCGAATCAAATCAAAGGGGGCAGCACTCGGGTCCGTACTCATGGGGGTGCAACAGGCAGCAGGGCGACCAGTGCCACCACCGCTCACAGCGCACTGGGGGATGTGCGCTGAGGGCACGTGCCCCATTCGTGCGTTCGTGCAGATGCAGGGTCCCGCCCCCGTCCCTTGGCGGGTCGCGGCGCGTTACGTTATAAACCCCCCGTATATAAAAACCCCTAACTACCCTAACCTACAAAGTGTTACCCAAGCGACCATTCTTTAACACTCAAAAATAAAAAATTTTCCTCATAAAAAATTTATTCATAAGGTTGATATATAAAAAAACAAAAAAATATTCACAGAATGAGAAAAAAATTCGGAGAAGAAAATCGCCCCATAGAAGTCGATCCAATTAGTGGTGAATATTCTATTAAAATACCAGAATGGATGATTAATGAACTTTCTTGGTATGAGGATACTGAAGTTACCTTTAACCTAGATGGAAATGATATAATTCTTTCAGAAATAAAAGAATGAAAAAATATGATATCTATGCAAAAGATAAATGTATATTTCATTCAGTCTATGAAGATGAATTTAATACTACTTGGCAAACTTTAACTAAAATGGTAGGCATTATGAAGACTGAGTATTCAGTAGAAGACCTTTACTATCAAGAATCATTAGATTGACAATCGCTACATAATATTGTATGATATGAATGGAAAATTAATTAAGTCATGACAAAAGGATTTACTGTAAAAGCAAAAAGCCCAGTAGTTGCAAAAGAACCCGAATGGGACTTTGATCTGGCAAGAGAAACTGTACGTGGAAAGACAATTGTATTCTGTCTTCCTGGTCGTGGAGTTTCTTATACATTTTTAAAAAACTTTGTTCAACTTTGTTTTGATCTGGTGCAGGCAGGTGCAAGTATTCAGATTTCACAAGATTATAGTTCAATGGTAAACTTTGCCAGATGCAAATGTTTAGGAGCAAATGTTCTTCGTGGACCTGATCAAAAACCATGGGATGGAAAATTAAATTATGATTGGCAACTCTGGATTGATAGTGATATTGTTTTCAATACTGAAAAGTTTTGGCAACTAGTTTTGATGAATCAAGATATTGCAAGTGGTTGGTATTGTACTGAGGATGGACATACAACTTCTGTTGCTCACTGGATGGAAGAAGATGATTTCCGCAATAATGGCGGAGTCATGAATCACGAAACAATTGAAAGCATTCAAAAGCGTAGGAAACCATTTACTGTTGACTATACTGGTTTTGGTTGGGTTTTGATTAAAAATGGTGTCTTTGAGCATGAAGATCTAAAATATCCATGGTTTGCACCAAAGATGCAAGTCTTTGAATCTGGTGAGGTTCAGGATATGTGTGGTGAAGATGTTTCGTTCTGTCTAGATGCAAAGGAAGCAGGATTTGAAATTTGGTGCGATCCTCGTATTCGTGTTGGGCATGAAAAAACAAGAGTCATTTGAAATGATTGAGGAAAGATACAATATTCTCTGTAAGGGACGTAAAATATACAAATCTCTAACAGAGGAAGAATACTTCAATATTATGGAAGATTTGTCGATTGAATTCTATCAGACAGGTTCTCCACATCCAAATGAAATTGAAACTGAAATCTACAAGAATTAAATGGAGAAAAATTAATGGCTGTAAAATCAAAAGTTGGTGTGAATAAAAGTTCTTATGCTGTAGGAGCTCCTAAAAAGTCTCGTCAAGGAGCAGGGAATGGAACCAAATATGCATCCTCTTCCCGTAACGGTGCAAAAAAGAAATATAGAGGTCAGGGGAAATAATTATTTAAAACATCTCTTCATGGGATGTTTTTTTTGTGTGAATAGTTCAAATAAGAGTTTTATATGTCTTGTTTAATCGCAAATCTACCTTCACAAGAAGTATGGGTTCGCAAAGAATATTTGACTGATCATCAAAGTGGTTGGGGTGAATTTGTAAAAGGCGTTTGGGTGTCTGTAAAATCTATTCCAGGTCGTGCTTTTTATTTTGAAACATATTTACCAGAGTATGCAGCAATGTATGATAAATTGCCCATCAGTGCTTTTGTTTCTAAACCTGAAACACCTGATCCAGATCTAGATTTACCTAACTTACAGTTTTGGAATTGTATGGACTATGGTGTTGTTGCAGTACAAAAACAATTTATTGGGTCAATGGACTATGAGATCTACACCAGAGATTTTGAGACTCAAAAAGGTACTTACCTTTGCACTTTAGACAATTATCATCAAGATCCAGACACTATTGATTATGCTACAAGTGAAAATCCTGCCGAACATAAGTCTCATAACCTAATTGAATTGCAAAATGGACAGTTTGCACTATATCCAAACAATCGAACTCGAATTTATGATAATAGTTTAACACCCAAAGAACCCAAAGTACCCGATTTTAAAGTATCCACCCGATATTATCAAGTTGAGAACAGTTATGATAGACTTGCAATGGGAAATGAGGACGAATATTTTTGGAAAACTGCAAAAGAACGAGATAAAACTTTCTAAAAAGTTATAATTTAACAAATTATGAGTAAAATAAATAGATTTTTCTCACAAAAGAATTGAAACAGTATTCAATGGGCAAACATCTACTCCTAGAAGTGTATGATGTTCAGTTTAATCTTTTAAATGACTCAAGATCTCTACAAGAAGTCATGATAAGAGGAATTGGTAGAGCAAAAATGACAATCTTGAATACTTTTTCACATTCTTTTGTACCACAAGGTTGTACAGTTGTAATTGCCCTTGAAGAAAGTCATGTTTCTTGCCATACTTGGCCAGAAAATGGATGCCTAGCAATTGACGTATATACTTGTGGGAAAGGAAATCCTCGTCTGATTGCTTTAGAAATACTTAAATATCTCAATTCAGATTCATATTCTATAAGAGAAGTTGAACGTTAAATAGAAGTAAGGAGATAGCAACCTCCTTTATAAAAGTTCTGTTTTATTCTTAAAACAGGAGCTAAAAAAATGTCTAATTTATCGGTTGACAAAGATTCAAGCTATATGCATCAAATGTGGTCAGCAACTGATGATAATTCTGAAAAACCAAAAAGGGTGATTCAAGAAATTATGCACGATATTGCACCAAAACATGATTTTAAAAAACAAGTTGAACTTCATGAAAAAATTCGCAATGAAGAAGACTATGATGATTGGGAATATGGAACAGAACCAATATATGGATCTTCCTGGCACTAGGTATAAATAGACCAAGAAAATCTATTCATCAATGGCAGTTACAAGAATATCAAGAGCATTTAAGGATATTAGTCTTTCTTTTGATCCACATCCAGTAACAAAGGACTTACCAGTTCTAGTTAATGAGAGATCTATTGCTAGATCTGTAAGAAATTTAGTTGAAACTATTCCAACAGAAAGATTTTTTAATCCTCTTCTTGGTTCTGATGTTCGCCGAAGTTTATTTGAATTTGTTGATTTTGGTACTGCATCAGTAATTCAAGATCAAATTGAAACTACAATTAATAATTTTGAAACTAGAGTTGATAATGTACAAGTTGAAGTTGAACCAAGGCCCGACAATAATGAATTTGAAGTAACTGTCATTTTTGATATTATAGGTCAAGATTTCCCATCACAGCAATTTACATTCTTATTAGAGGCAACAAGATAAAATGCCTTTTACACAATTTACAAATTTAGATTTTGATCAAATCAAAACTTCGATAAAAGATTATCTTCGTGCAAATTCTAATTTCACGGATTTTGATTTTGAAGGATCTAATTTTGCAGTCTTAATCGATACTCTTGCATATAATACCTATATTACTGCATTTAACTCGAATATGGTTGTAAATGAATCCTTCTTGGATTCTGCAACACTCAGAGAAAATGTAGTTTCTTTGGCAAGAAATATTGGATATGTTCCTCGCTCTAAAACCGCCTCAAAGGCGGCAATTACGTTTGAGGTTCCTACCACTACAACAAGTGCTTTTCTTACGCTTAGAGCAGGTCTGGTATGCGTTGGAGCGTTTGATAATACATCATATAGATTTTCTATTTCTGAAGATATTACAACGACTGTAAATAATGGGATAGCAAAATTTGGATCTTCAACATCTCCAGTTTACATATATCAGGGAAATTTATTAGAAAAACAATGGACTGTTGATAATTCTCAAGATCAAAGATTCATTCTTGAGAATCCAAATATTGATATTTCAAATCTTGTAGTTTATATAAAAGGTATTAATGATAGTGGGGTTGGTAGAGAATATTATAGAGTTGACAATATTTTAAATTTAAATAAAAATTCAGAAATATATTTAACACAAGAAGTTCAGGATGAAAGATATGAACTTCTTTTTGGAGATGGATATTTTGGTAAAAAACTTGAAAATAATTCTGTTATTACTGCAAAATATATCGTCACAGAAGGTGAAAGAGGTAATGGAGCATCAAATTTTGATTTTCAAGGAAATTTTGTTGATGCTTCCAATATCAGAGTAATTCCTTCTGGAACAATTACTATAAATACAATTCAAAAATCTTCAAATGGTGGTGAGATTGAACCAGTAGCATCAATCAAATATTTTGCACCAAGACTTTATTCTGCACAGTATAGAGCCGTTACTTCGAGAGATTATGAAGCTATTATTCAATCCATTTATCCAAATACAGAGTCTGTTGCAGTTGTTGGTGGAGAAGAATTAGTTCCACCAAAATTTGGAACTGTTCAAATTAGTATTAAACCAAAAAATGGCACCTATGTTTCAGATTTTGATAAACAAAATATTTTAAATAAGTTAAAACAGTATTCTATTGCAGGAATTAATCAACAAATTATTGATCTTAAAGTTCTTTATGTTGAAATTGAATCCTTTGTGTATTATAATACAAATCAAGTTTCAAATGTTGATGACTTAAAAACATCAATTATTTCTGTACTAACAAAATATTCTGAAAATGTTGATATGAATAAATTTGGAGGAAGATTTAAATATAGTAAGGTTGTTCAACTAATTGATAGAGTTAATAATGCAATTACTTCTAATATTACAAAAGTTAAAATTAGAAGAGATATGAAAGTTACTGTGAATCAATTTGCACAGTATGAATTGTGTTTTGGGAATCGTTTTCACATTAATCCAGAAGGATTTAATATCAAAAGCACAGGATTTAAAATTGAAGGTTCAAATGATATTGTGTATTTCACTGATGTTCCAAATACAACAGTAATAGATAATGATGGTAATAGAAAATTAGATGGTAGTGGAAAAGGTATACTATCGGTAGTTACTCTTGCAAGAGATAATAAAAATAGAGTTGTTCAAAATTCAATTGGAACAGTAGATTATGTAAATGGAGAAATTAAAATTAATACAATTAATATCAGTTCAACAAGTATAGATAATGATATTATTGAAATTCAAGCATTTCCAGATTCTAATGATGTTATTGGTTTAAAAGACTTATATTTAAGTTTTAATATTTCTAATAGTAAGATAAATATGCTTAGAGATGTTATTGCTTCTGGAGAGGATATTTCTGGAGTCACCTTCACAAGAGATTATTATACTTCAAGTTATTCTAATGGAAATATAGAGAGGAAATAAAATATGTCAGATTTTGACAAAAGAGTACAAGTTAATAAAATTATTGAAAGTCAACTTCCAGAATTTATAGTTGCAGATTTTCCAAAAGCAACAGAATTTTTTAAGCAGTATTATATTTCTCAAGAATTTCAAGGTGGAAACACTGATATTGTAGAGAATTTAGATCAATATTTAAAACTAGATAATTTAGTTCCAGAAGTCATAACTGGATCAACAAATCTTTCCAATACTATTTCATCTAGCGTTGGAATTATTACTGCTACCTCAACAAAAGGATTTCCATCAGAATATGGTCTTTTGAAGATTGATGATGAAATTATTACTTATACTGGAATTACTACAAATACATTTACGGGATGTATTCGTGGATTTAGTGGAATCACTGATTATAGTACTATTGGGATTTCCAGTTTTATTGGTGATATAAACAATTCGACTTTAACATTTTCAGAATCATCAAGTGCAAGTCATGTAAAAGATTCTAAAATAACAAATTTAAGTGTTTTATTTTTACAACAATTTTATAAAAAATTAAAATATACTTTCACACCTGGACTGGAAGATATTGATTTTGTTTCAGACCTTGATGTTGGCAATTTTATTAAGCATGCAAGAAATTTTTACCAATCAAAAGGTGTTCAAGAATCTGTTAAAATTTTATTTAAGGTATTATATGGAGTAGAATCTACTGTTTTAGATCTTGAAGGAAGATTAATTAAACCTTCATCGGCAGACTATATTAGAAGGGAAGTTATTGTAACTAAAAATATTTCTGGAGATCCTTTAAAATTAGAAGGGCAAACTGTTTTTAAATCGACTGATAAAATAACTAGTGCATCTGTCTCAGAGGTTGAAGTTTTTACAAGAAATAATGAAATATATTATAAATTGGGATTATTTGTTGGATATAGTGAAAGAGATCTAATTGAGGGGACCTTTACAATTCCTGGAAAAACAAAAGTCTTAGAAGAAATTTCTATAGGTTCTTCAATCATTTCGGTAGATTCTACTATTGGATTTGGACAAACAGGGACATTAATATCTGATGATAATACAATTAATTATGCTTCCAAATCTGTAAATCAATTTTTCGAATGTACTGGAGTTACCAATTTAATATCTATTGCTTCAGATATTAGGTCTGATGAGACAATTTATGGTTATGAAGAAGGAGATGTAACAAAAAGAGTTGATTTGCGTATAACTGGCGTTATTTCTGAGTTTGAAAATATTGAAAATATTTCTTTAGTTGATGAGAATGAAGAAATATCAGTTAAAAATCTTGGGGAGATAATTAAAAATCCTACAGAAGATAAAACATATAAAGAAGTATTTGCCAATTCTTGGATCTATAATACAAGTACAAGATATCAAGTATCTTCAATTTCTGGATCAACTTTTACTTTATTGAGTGATATTGATAAATCTAGTTTAGGTGAAGGAGATAGTGTTGATATTTTATTTGCTTATAGTAATAATATTGCTTTAACTGGTGCAATTATTAGCAGTATTAATCAGTCTTCAAAACAGATCATTTTAAGTAATATTTTCGGATTTATTCCAATTGCTTCACAAAATTATGATATCAGAAGAAAACTTAAAAAATCATCCAGTTTAAATGTTCCATTAACATTGGGAGATGATAAGTATATTTCAAATGTTTTAAACTGTTATAGTGATAATATTAACGGTTATATTGCATCAAATTCTTTACCTTCTTACCCAATTAATGATGAACTAGTAGAATCTACATTACCAAATGGATCTTCACAGTATCTTGACGGTTATGATAATGTTGCTCAAGCTTATTCAATAATTAAATTTCCTTCAGATGTAAGATTTATTGATGGTGATATTGTAGTATACACCGCAAATCAACCACTTTCTGGATTAATTTCCGGATTTGAATATTATATTAAATTAATTTCCAATAATAGTATAAATCTATATGCTTCTAAAGCACTTTTAAGTGGATCTGAATACGTTAAATTTGAAGAAAATGTAAGTTTGGGAATTCATAAATTTACTTTAAAAAGACACGAAGATGGATTTATATCTCCGAATAAAATTTTAAGAAAATTTCCAATACAAACGATTTCTTTTAATGGTGGTGGGAATTTAAGAGGAGAAATTAATAATACTGTTGGTGGAATTGGTCTTTTAATTGATGGAGTTGAAATTTCAACTCCAGAATCTCTTGATAAGATTTATTATGGACCAATACAAGAATTTGATATATTAAATTCTGGAGAAGATTATGATATAATCAATCCACCACAAATTTTAATTTCTGCAGGCACGGGAGTTACTGCTTTAGTTGAACCAATCATCTTAGGAATTGTTACTGCTGTTTATGTTGATCCACAAGATTTTGATGTTGATAAAGTTATTTCTTTATCAATAACTGGGGGAAATGGATCTGGTTGCATTTTAGAACCTGTTCTTGGAGAAAGATTTAGAGAAGTTCAATTTGATTCAAGAGCACTTACCATTGGTGGTGGAATAGATTTGACTGATGAAACTATAACATTCTTAACACCTCATAATTTTACTGATGGGGAATCAATTGTTTACAACCAAAATGGCAATAATCCCATTTTGGTTGGAACTTTTGGTGATATTTCAAACACTCCAACTGGAACATTGGTTAGTGGTGATGAATATATTGCTAGATTTGTGAACACATCTACTATCAAACTTTTTAACACAAAATCTGATTATTTGTCTGGAATTAATACTATTGGGTTCTCAACATCAACATCATTTGCAGGTATTCATAAATTTAGAACAATATCAAAAACAACTTTAAGAAGTGTTAAGGTTTTGCAGAGTGGTTCTGGGTATCAACATAGAAAATTAAGAGTTAATTCGTCAGGAATTTCAACAGAATATAATACAATTTCATTCAATAATCATGGATTTTTATCCGGAGATATAGTTGTATATTCAACAACAGGATCAGTAATTTCTGGCATGTCAACAGAAGTTAGTTATTCAGTTGACAGAATTGATTTAAATTCATTTAGATTGATCAGTGTTGGAATAGGAGCAACTATAACAACTGATCTTGTAAGAAGTAAGTATGTTGATATTAAATCATCTGGATCTGGATATCATATTTTTGAATATCCTCCAATTGGGATTAATGTAAATGTATCATACAGTTCAACAATCTCAACCAATAATTTTACATTTACACCAATTGTTACTGGCAATATTGTAGGAGCATATTTGTATGAGAATGGAACTGGTTATGGATCAGATATTTTAAATTTACATAAAAAACCAATAATCACTCTTAAAAATGGAAAAAATGCACAATTAAATCCAATTATTTCTAATGGTAGAGTTCTTGATGTTCAGGTTTTGAGCACTGGATCCGAATATTACTCTTCTCCAGATCTTACTGTTACTGGTGAAGGTAGTGGTGCTATTTTAAGACCAGTTATTAATGATGGAAAAATTACAAATGTCATCGTAATTAACTCAGGTATTGGTTATAATTCATCCAATGCAACTATTAAAGTAACACCTAGAGGGTCTGGATCTTTATTTGATGTAAAAGTTAGAGATTTGACTATCAACGATGCCGAAAGACATGCTGTCTATACAAGAACAAGAACTCCAAAAATATTTTCAAGTCTCAATAAAAATATTGAAGATAATTCTCTCGTATATGGAATATATGGGTATTCGGAAGATTTAGCAAACTCTTATTCCGATTTTGGAGTATCACATTCCCCAATTATTGGATGGGCATATGATGGAAATCCAATATATGGTCCTTATGGATACTCCAATGCAGATGATATTCAGTCTGGGGTAAAAATTATATTTCCTAGTTATGAACTTAATATTGGAAAAGTTTTTGATAGGCCGTCATCATTTTCCTCTGGATATTTTATTGAAGATTTTGAATATACTGGTAACAAAGATCTTGATAGGCATAATGGCAGATTTTGTAAAACACCAGAATTTCCAAATGGAGTTTATGCATATTTTGCTAGTGTAACTACAAGTGTATCATCAAATAAACTTGAGCCTGCATATCCATATTTTATAGGAAATACATTTAAATCTCCCTTTATACAAGAAAATTCCAATTTAAATCAAAATTTTGATTTTAATAATTCAAATCTTATTAGAAATACATTTCCATATAAACTTAATGATGCATATGCCAATTATGATTTTCTTATTGAACCATATGAAATATCATCTCAAACAAGTATTGTTGAATCTATTGAAAAGGGTGAGATTAATACTATTGATGTTGTTGATGGTGGAATCGGATATAGAATTGGGGAATCTATTAACTTTGATGAAGAGGGGACTGGTGGAATTGGTCTTAGAGGTGAAGTTTCTGAACTTATAGGCAAAAACATTACTAAAATTGAAACAAGTTTTGAGTCTTATTCTCCTTCTGTATTTGTGTGGGATACTGATAAATCCATTTCTGCATATTATACCTCAGGATTTAACTTAAACAATAATGATACAGTATTAATTGGTGGTCTTTCAACTTCTATTGTTAATCTTTCAGGATCTAAAACAGTAGGATTTAGTACAGAAATTGTTGGTTTGGCAAAAACAATGAATAGTTATTCTGCCATTACTGGTGGTGTAATTGAAGACATAATTGTTACAACTCGTCCAACTGTTTCTATTGGAGGCAGTATTTTTATTAAATCATCTCTTGGAGAAGAAACTGTAAAAGTTTTAAATGATTATAAAAATGGTGTTTTGACAGTTAAAAGATATGCAAGTTCTGGAGTTGCACATACTTATGGTAGTAATTTAAATATTGCTAATGATAGAATTATTATTGCAAGTAAATTTAAAATTCCTCAATTTGAATCTAATCGCAATGATCTAGTTTATTTTAATGCAAAAAATTCAGTTGGTATTGGTACAACTATAGGTGGAGCGACAAATAAAACATTTACAGTGGGAATTACTTCGCAAACAATATCTGTTCCGCATAGAAGTATATTTTTACCAAATCATCCTTTTAAATCTGGACAAAGACTTACATTTACAAAATCTGATCTACCTGGTGTTGACTCATTAATTGTTGCCGATAATCCATCTAATTTGAATACGTTTCAAATTCCAGATACATTCACATTAACATCAAATGTTTACATAATTAATAAAGGTAGAAATTATATTGGACTAGTTACACAAGTAGGTCTGACTACTAATAGTGAAGGTTTATTTTTCTACAGTGACGGAACAAACAATTCAGAATATCTATTACAAACTAATTCAAATCAAATAACAGGTCAGGTTGATAGGGTAGTCTCTACTATAAGCGTTGCTCAGACTCATGGTTTATCCGAAAAAGACACCATTAAACTCACGGTTGTTCCAAATACTATAGTGGGTGTTGGAACCACGTCAGCACTAACACTGATATTTAATGATCAAGACAAAAAAATACTTATTAATCCAGTTGGAATAAATTCTTCACAAATTAATACTTCTAGTAATACAATAACAATATCAAATCATGGATATAAGACTGGAGATAAAATATTTTACACTAGTGAAAAAGTTGCTGCTGGATTGGAAACTGGATCTTATTATGTAATTAGGGATGGTAGTAATCAGTTTAGACTTGCAGAAACTCTTTATGAAACTATTCCAAATAACGAAAATGTGGTAAATATTGTTGGAACTGGTGCGTCTATTCACACTTTTGCAAGTATAAATCCAAGTATTGATGTTGTTAAAAACTCTACTTTAAAATTTCTTCTAGGAGACTCTACTCTTATAGGATACAAACTTAAGATTTTTAGAGACTCTGAATTTAAGAATGAATTTATAAGTGCAAGTAATTCAAGAGATTTTAATGTTACTGGTATTGGTACAGTTGGATTTGGAACCGCATCTCTTTCAATAAAATATTCTAAAAATATACCTTCTAAAATTTTCTATACATTAGAAAAATCTGGATATATAAGCACATCAGATAAAGATATTTCAAATTATTCACAAATTAATTATATTGATAGTGAGTATAATGGAACTTATAGTATTTTTGGAATATCTACAGATACATTTAAAATATCTCCATCAAGAGTTCCAACTGTTTTGACATATACAAAAAATCAAACAGATACTCTAGAATATTCAACAAAATCTTCTACAGCAATTAATGGATCAATAGGTAAAATAAGAATTATTTCAGAAGGATTTAACTTTAAGAAACTTCCAAAATTTATTGACGTAACTAGTATTAATGGATTAAATGCAAATCTTGTTGCAATTTCTACATCTATTGGAAAAATTAAAAATGTTAGGATTAAAGATGTTGGATATGAGTATCCATCAGACAAAACACTGAGTCCAGAAGCATTTATTTCACCAATTGTAAATCTTGATAATTTAGATATAATTGACAAAATTGATATAGTTTCTGGTGGATCTAGATATTTGAACGCTCCAGACTTATTATTATTTAATGATAAAACAAAAACTGTTATTGATAGTTCTTCTTTAATTGCAATTACTCCTAGCGGAGCAATATCGGAGATAAATCAGATAGCACCCATATATGGATTAAAATCTGATCCACATAAAATCATTGCTATTAATAATTCTAATGGAGTTGGTATTAGTTCTATAGTGACGGGAAGTGCTGGTATTGCAACTTGTACTTTGTCGACACCAATTTTAGGTTTTACCTCACCAGCATTTGCCAATGATGATGAAATTTTTATTGAGGGAATTGATTTAATTGACAATATTGGGAATGGGTATAATTCTGCTGATTATGAGTATAGATTTTTTAAGGTTCAATCTTATGTAAATTCTAATCCCGCAATTCTTACTTTTGCAATTGTCGATGAACTTGGCGTTGGATTATCGACAAATCCGGGAATTGCAAAAACTTTTCAATCTGGATATGCCACTATTATTAATAAAAAATATTATCCAGAAATTAATGTTATTAAGAAAAGGGCAAAATTTGCACTAGGGGAACAACTTTATGTTGATACTGGAATAGGATTTTTTGCACAAGATTTGAGCATTATTTCAGTAAGAGATGAATTTATTAAAGTTAAAGGAAGATATTCCTTAAAAGAAGGTGATAAAATTAAAGGAAAAGTGAGTGGAGCAATAGCAGATGTTTCTTCTGTTATTGAAAATAAGAGTAAATTTAAAATTAATTATTCATTAGAGCAAAATTTTGGATGGAAAAATGATATTGGTAAAATTAGTGAGGATTATCAGGTTACTCCAAATAATGATTATTATCAAAATCTTTCATATTCAATCAAAAGTCCAATAACTTGGGATAAATCATCTCCTATTGTCAATAGTCTTATTCATCCATCAGGTTTAAAGAATTTTGCAGATGTTGGAATTATATCTTCCACCAAGGCTTCCGCAGGACTAGCAGGTACAACATCTAGTATAGCTGTTTTGGATATAGTTGAAGAAAGGAGGGTAGATGTTATTAATAATTTTGATAATGTTGTTGATTATGATACTAGAACAAATCCAGAACAATCTAAATTTTTACAAATTCAAAACAGAAAATTAACTGACTATACTGAGTGTAGAACTAATAGAGTATTAATTCATGATGATATTAGTGAAAGATTTTCAAGTAGAGGATTTGAAGATCCATTTGTTGAGATTGAAGAAATTGATAATATCGACACACATTCTAGATATACCATTCAAATTATTGATCCTGATACATTTGAATCTCAAATAACTGAATTAGTTTTACAAACATCGACATTGGATTCCATTTTATTTGAAAAATATACTGCATATACAAAAGAATTATTGGGAGATTTTAGTGCAGATGTTGATAGTGTAGGAAGAAAAACTTTATTATTTACACCTACCAATAGGTTTGATAGGGATCATGATATTAAAATTATAAAGAAAACTTTTGCATCTCCAGCAACTGGAATTGGAACATACACTTTTGGATCTATTAATTTGATAGGTTCTAGCCTTATTGGAATTTCTAGCGTTGGAACTGCAAATAGTATCCGTACTATAGCTCAATTTTCAAATACCAATTTTAATGGATTATTTGCAAATATTGAAATTACAAATACACTTAATACAGAAGTAAACTATATTGAAGCAGTACTAGATTTTGATGGATCAAATACCTATTTAAGTGAATATTATTTTGATACAAAAACACAGTCATATAGTTCATCTTCAATTGGACTTGTAACTGCAATTTATGACTCTATCTCCGGAATAGTATCATTTAGAGTTCAAAATGAAGAGGATAATATTGTTAACGTTAGGGCAAATATTGTCGGATTTGCTGCCACCAATACGGGCATAGGTACATATAGATTTCTAGTTTCTGGACAACCAGAAGGTGCCGAAAGAAGTGCGAAATTGGAATCGACAGTTGGTGTTGGAACTACAGAAATTAGAGTTGGAACTTTTGATCTGAACTTAGTAAGTTCAGTATCTTCTATTGTAAGAGTTTCTTCTGGAAGCAGTTCAGCAATTCATCAAGTTTCTATTTTAAATAATCTTCAATATATTACTGTCGTTCCAGGTCTGTTTTCTCCAACTAATAATGTATCTGGTCTTGGAACTTTCGGTGGACAAGTTTATGGTAATGAATTTTATCTAAACTTTTATCCAGATGAAACAAATACATCTACAAGTGCTCAAGGATTTAATGAAGTCTTATATACTTTTAGTGATTTTGATAATGATCCACTTGAATTGAAATATGGAAACACAACTCAAAAATTATTCCTTTCTTCATATGATAGCATAAACGGAACAAGAGCCAATAAAGTTAATTTTAATCTAAATCACCAAAATATTTCAATTTATACTAAAATATTTAATCCTTCGGATACTTCAACGATTGATTTTTCAACAGGTATCTTTACAATTAGAAATCATTTCTTCAATACTGGCGAAGAATTGACATATACACCAAAATCAACATTTATTGGTGTTGGTCAAAGTGCAATGGGTATTGGTTCAACTGCAAATTATCTCGGAATTATTACTGATAAATTGCCCGAAATAGTATACCCAATTGCACTTACACCAGATACCTTCAAGTTAGCAACTCAAAAATCTTATGCAATATTGGGAATTGGTGTAACTTTTAATTATGTCGGTCTTGGAAATGCACACGAATTGGAGATGACTAAAAAACTATCCAAAAGTATTATTTCTCTAGACGGAATTGTTCAGCAACCAATTACATTCACTCCCATATCACATAAACTTCAATATAATAGTGGGGGCATTAATGTTGGGATATCAACATTTAATCTAAGTGGTATTTCTTCTATTCAACCAAGAGACATACTAAAAATTGATGAAGAGTACATGAAAGTAATTGAAGTTGGTGTAAGTTCTAATACTGGTGGAAATATAACTGGCATTATTAATGCAAGTGGAATATCAACTTTCCCAACTGTTTCTGTTGTAAGAGCATCAGTTGGCAGTACTGCTACGTCTCATGCTGATGGTGCAAACGTTCAAGTTCATAGGGGATCATTTAATATCGTTGGATCGGAAATATGGTTTTCTGATCCACCAAAAGGAAATACTAGGGCAAGAAGAGATTCCAGTAATCTTCCCTATGTGAGAGCACAATACGCCGGTAGAACATTTTTAAGATCAAATTATGACACAAATATGGTATTTGATGATATTTCCGATCAATTTACTGGAATTGGAAAAACTTATACCACAACTGTTGGTGGAATTAATACTACAGGTATTTCTATTGGCAATGGAATATTGTTTATTAATGGAGTTTTTCAAACCCCAACAACAATTAACAATTCTGGAAATAATTATGAATTTGAAAATGACAATATTTCAGGAATTTCTAGTGTCGTATTTACTGGAATTACTTCTACAGATGGGACTTATATCAAATCAGATTTTGATATAAATCAAAATCAACTTCCTAGAGGTGGTCTAATTGTTTCACTTGGATCTACTCCTGGTCTTGGGTATGCGCCACTATTTGGTGCAAAGGTTAAGGCAGTATTAGATGGATCTGGGTCAATTGTTAGTGTAACTGGAATTTCTCATACTGGATCAGGACAATCAATTAGTACTGCATTTTATAATAATCAAACTGGTATAATTGAAATTACAACGACAACTGATCACAATTTTGTTGGTGGAGACAGGATTAAATTAGTAGGTTTAGGATTTACTTACCAATCTAGTTCAGGAATTGTAACTTATTTCCCATCTAGTGATTTAGATTATTCTTATGACATAACTGGAATTATTTCTGCAAGGTCATTTAGATCTAATGTTGGAGTAAGTACTTTGTCACATTCTTATGTTGGATTTGGTACAGTTTTTCCTTGGTATGATTTAAATGAGGGTTCTGGTTATAGAAATCCAGTTTCAATAGGAGTCACAGATCCAAATCATACAGGAACGGAAGCATCCATTACTGCGTCTGTTGGTGCTGGGGGGACACTGTCATTTTCGGTGGTGAGTGGTGGATCTGGTTATGTAGATCCCTATATTAGAACTCCAGAACCAATATACGAAAATTTACCAGTAATCGGTGTTTCTAGAGTTGGTGTCGGTTCAACAACTCAAACTGGTTTTAATCTACTAATGAATGTTAAAATTGGACCTTCACCATCAACAGTTGGTATCGGATCAACATTATTTGTTGTAGAATCTTTTGAAATATCTAGATCTGGTTATGCTTTCCAAGTTGGTGATGTGTTTAAACCAGTTGGACTTGTAACAGCACAAGATTTTATAGAACCATTAGCAGAATTTCAACTTGAGGTTGTAGAAACTTTCCAAGATTTCTTTTCTTCTTGGTCATTTGGGGAGTTAAATTATATTGACAGTATATCTACTTTACAAAATGGAAATCTTACAAGATTTCCACTTTATTATAATGGACAATTATTAAGTTTTGAGATAGATCAAAATAATCCTCTTTCTGGGGCAATTAATCTTGATGCAGTTTTGTTAATTTTTATCAATGGTGTAATACAAGAACCCGTATATGCCTATAGATTTTTTGGTGGAACATCTTTTGAATTTACAGAACCACCAAAAGCATCCGACAAAGTAGATATTTTCTTTTATATTGGACAAAATGGTATTGATGTTTCGTTGATTAATGTCAATGAAACTATTAAAATTGGTGATGATCTATTTGTTAAAAAAAATCCATTCTACCCTACGATATCAGATCAAGAAAATGAGAGAACAGTTGTTGATATTCTTGGATCAGATATTGTTGAAACAAATCTTTATGTTGGAAAAGGTATTGATGAGAATTCTAATAGACCTATAGAATGGATTAAACAAAAAATTGACAAATATATTAAGGGAGATATTGTATATAAGACACGTGATTCTCTTGAGCCATTTATTTATCCTACCGCTAAAATTATTGGCAATATTGAATCTGGATCTTCCGATATTTTTGTTGATGATGCACAGTTTTTTAACTATGAAGAGAATAATTATGGTATTACAATTTCTTCTGTTGATGGATTAATTGTTCAAGGTACAGATCCGGTTTCTGCAGCATTTACTGCGACTGTTTCAGTAGCAGGAACAATCTCTGCGATTACAATCACAAATCCTGGTTTAGGATACTCTTCATCTATCCCAATTAAAATTTCTTCACCACCTTCAATTGGTATTGGTATTGGAACAACTGCAACCGCAACAGCTAATATTTCTTTAGGTAGTATTTCATCAGTTATAATTACAAACTCTGGGTTTGGTTATACCACTCCACCAAGACTTATAGTAGAAATTCCCAAATCAGTAACAGAAAAGATTGTATCAATTACTAATGTTCAGGGATTTAGTGGAATTATTACTGGTATTAGTACAACAACAGGAGTTGGTGGACATCCACTATCTTTAAAAATTAACTTTAGAGCAAATGCATCCGATGCAAATGATTTGCAGGTAGGATACCCAATATTAGTATATAATACAACTGTTGGAACTGGAGTTACTTCTGTAGATAGTGAAAATTCTTCCGTGGTCGGAATAGGAACTAATTTCTTGGATAATGTATACATTGTTAGTTCAAAAACTAATACGGGACCAAATGCTGAGATTATTTGTAACATAAAAACTGATAGTAATATTGTTGGAATAGCAACAACAGGATCTACTACTTTACCATTGGGTAATATTTCTTGGGGAAGGTTATACAATGACTCTCAAGGGTTTATAAGAACAAATCCAATCTCTATTGGAGTGACTGGTCTGATTGTAGACTCTGGATTATCAACATTTCCAACAATACAAAGAAGGACGTTTGGATTGAGAGATAGTGGTGGAATTAGGAAACTTTCTAACTTATGATAAACAGATATAAATACTTAAAAAATATTTAACGATGTCAGCAATTGTTACTGATCAATTTAGAATTTTGAATGCTAGTAATTTTGTAGAGTCTGTAGAATCTGCAAGTAATTCATACTACATTACTGTTGGACTACCAAATCCAACTGCTATCGGATTTGGTAGGTCTAGTACTTGGAATACAGATCCTCCAGCACCGATAGATAATTTTTCATATGTCAATCATTATTCAGATACTATTCTATATGGAAAAAGAATAACATCTGCAAATATACGAAGAATAATTAGAAGAATAGATTGGATAGTTGGAAATAGATATGAAATATATCGTGATGATTATAGTATCATTAATCCAAGTCCTTTAACAAATTCTTCTAGGTTATATGATACAAATTATTATATAATGAATGAGGATTATAGGGTTTACATATGTATTGAAAATGGATCTAGTGGGGACAATACCAAAGGAAATGTTTCACAAGACCAACCAACATTTACAGATTTGGAACCATCAAGAGCTGGAGTTAGTGGAGATGGATATATTTGGAAATATCTATTTACTATTTCACCTAGTGATATTGTGAAATTTGATTCAACAGAGTATATAACTGTTCCCAATAATTGGTTGACATCAACTAGTTCTCAAATTCAATTAATTAGAGAATCGGCAGACTCTTCTGAAAATCAAAATCAAATTAAGACTGTTTATATTGAAAAATCTGGGTCCAATTATTCAAATGGATTGGGACAAGAATTCAATATTCTTGGTGACGGAACAGATGGGAGAGTAAGAGTCGACGTTCAAGGAGGTAAAGTAACGAGCACTGTTGTGACTTCTGGGGGAAAAGATTATAGTTATGGACTTGTTGATTTGGGATCAATAAATTTAAATTCGACTGGAACAAGCGCCAAGTTGATTCCTATTATTCCACCATCAAAGGGACATGGATATGACATATATACGGAATTGGGAACTGATAAAATTTTAGTTTATGCCAGATTTGATGATTCAACAAAAGATTTTCCAATAGATACTAGTTTTGCTCAGGTTTCAATTATTAAAAATCCAACTTCATTGAATTCGGATCAAATTTATACTGATAATAGTTTCACTGGGTTATATTCTTTAAAATTTTCATCAATTACAGGAACTCCAACAATTGGGGAAAAAATTGAGCAAATAGTTTCTGGTGGATCTGGTAGAGCAACTGGATATGTTGCTTCTTGGGATAATGAAACAAAGGTTTTAAAATATTTTATTGACAGATCACTTTATTTTAATCAAACGACATTAGATCAGCAAGATTATGTTGGAATTTCTACTAATGGTAGATTATATTCATTTGAATCTTCTTCTAATCAAATTATAGGAAAATCTTCTAGTTTTTCTGCATCTATTGATGTATCATTTACTGGAATTTCTACAAATCCCACTGGAACAAAACTAATTAACTTAGGTGTCAATTTCACAACAGGGTTAGCAAGTCCCGAAATAAATAAAGGATCAGGAGACATAATTTATCTTGATAACAGACCTATAATCAGTAGGAATGCTCGTCAAAAAGAAGACATTAAAATAGTACTGGAATTTTAACAATGCCACAAAAGACTAATCTAAACATTAATCCTTATTATGACGACTTTAATAAAGATGATAACTATTATAGAGTCCTTTTTAAACCAGGATATCCTGTTCAGGCAAGAGAGTTAACTGGTCTTCAATCTATTTTACAGAATCAAATAGAATCTTTTGGAAGTCATATCTTCAAAGAAGGTTCTATGGTAATTCCTGGAGGAGTTACTTGTGACAATGCTTTTACTACTATTAAAGTAAATAATGATCATTTGGGAATTGACATTACAATTTATCTTGATGCATTGCAGAATGCTAATAATGGAAGGGGAACCAGGGTAAGAGGTTTGTCATCGGGTGTTGTTGGTACTATTAAAGGATACTTTTTGCCACCAGAAGAAGGAGTTGAGCAGATTACATTATTTGTAAAATATCGTGATGGGGCTAATGATGGTGAAGGTGTTGAGTTTGTAGATGGAGAAGTCTTAGTACTTGAAGAAAATATTACATACGGCAATACAACTCTGAATAGTGGTGATACACTTTTAACATTATTCTCCACAAATTCAACTGCAACTGGGTATGCAGTTGGAGTTTCCAAAGGTGTTTATTTTATCAGGGGCATATTTCTTGATGTTCTAAATAGTCAAATTATTTTAGACCCATATAATAATGAACCATCTTATAGAGTTGGTTTTGATATTTTAGAAGAAATTATTACATCTGACGATGATGGAGATTTGAATGATAATGCAAAAGGATTTACAAATTTTGCCGCTCCTGGATCAGATAGATTAAAAATTAGTGTTAAATTAATTAAAAAAGATCTATTAGACTTTAATGATACAAACTTTGTAGAGTTAGTTAAAATTGATAATGGAAAAATTAAAAAATTACAAAATAAATCTGATTATAGCATAATTAAAGATTACTTTGCTAAAAGAACATTTGAAGAATCTGGCAATTATGCTTTAAAACCATTTACTATATCAGTTACAAATTCTTTAAATAATGAAACTGGTAATGGTGGTCTTTATATAGAAGGACAAAGAACAGAACAAGGTAATATCCCAACCGACGATTTGATGTCAATTAAGATATCTGAAGGAACTGCATATGTTAAGGGGTTTGATATTGATTTAGTTGGTGGTGCAGTAATTGACGTTCAAAAACCAAGAACAACCAAAAAAGTTGATGGTGCTTTAATTCCTTTTGGAATGGGAAGTCTTTTAAAAGTAAATAATGTTCATGGCGTTCCATATTTAAACATTGGTGCTTCTCAAAGTGGTGCTCAAACTACGCAAGCAAATATTATAGAATTATATGATAGAAGAAGGAATGCCAGTGGAGATGGTCCTGGCATAGCAGGTGGTGGAGGAACCAAAATTGGTGATGCAAGAGTGTATTGGTATGGAGTTTCAGATGCCCCATATTCTGGAGATAGTACAGTATGGGATTTATACTTATTTGATGTTCAGACTTATACGACTCTATATCTTGCAAAATCATATACCGCAACAGAAGTTCCTTTAACTTCTTTTATTAGAGGTCTCTCTAGTGGAGCAACTGGACATCTTGCAGCAAAACCAAATGAAACTGCTTTTAGTTTATCTCAAACTTCTGGAACGTTTTTAGTTGGTGAACAAATTATTATTAATGAAAATTTAGAATTAAAAGTCGGTATTCAAGCATTAAATGTGTATACTGTAGAAGATATTAAGTCGGTATATCAAGATTCTACTGCCCTTAACACCGCATTACAAACAGATTTCTTTGCAGACGCTGTTTTATATGAAAGAACTCCACCCAATTTTTCTATTACTGACAAATTAACAATTAGTGGTGGTAGCACTGGATCTGTTCCTGGAAGATTTTTTAGTGGGACAACAGGAATTAAAACTGAAGCAATAATTAAATATCAAACATCTGGACAAAATGATCCAAATTTTAATAGAATTAGTGTAGTATCATCTTCTGGAACTTCAATCACCCTATCTGCGGTTGGTGCTGCCATAACTGGAATTTGCACTTCAACGGTTAATAATGGAGATTCAGTATTTTCCTTGATGGAACCAAAGATTTTAAATCTTGCATCAGCAGGTTTATATACAAATCTTCCAAAACAGAATATTGCATCAGTTGATTTATCACAATCAAATCTTACAATTACAAAACAAATTACTGGAAAATCTACAAATGCATTCGGGTCTTTAACTATAACTACTTCAGAAGCTTTGGATGCATCTTCTGGAATTACTAGCGTATTTTTTGAAACGTTTGATGCTGAAAGATACTCAGTTCATTATGATGATGGGATAACTGAAGAGTTAACGTCAGGAAAATTTACTCTAGGTTCTAATGGGAATTCTATTTCTTTTACAGGACTGAGAGCAAGTAAATCGAATGTTACTGTAATTGTAACTTTGAAAAAAAGAAATGTTACTAATAAATCTAAAGATTTTATAAGAAGTGAACAAGTATCTATTACTAGAACCAGTGGAATTTCAACCCAAGTTGGAGAATCTGCTTCTGGGCTTAGCACAAGTCCATATTACGGATTAAGAGTTGAAGATAATGAAATATCATTAAATGTTCCTGATGTTGTTAATGTGCTTGCAATATATGAATCTACAAATTCATCATCTCCAGTTTTAGATAAATTAACATTTGCAACTGGGTTAGCACTAGACACTAATGTAATTACTGGTGAAAAATTAGTAGGTCAAAATAGTAGGTCAGTTGCGCAAGTTATTAATAAAACTGCATCAACAATAGAATTTGTATATCTTAATCAAAATAATTTTGAAGTTGGTGAAAGTGTCATATTTAAAGAATCTTCTTTAAATATTGTAATTCAGGAAATTGCACCAGGAAGTTATATTGACAGAACTACAAATTTTATTTTGGATAAGGGTCATAGAAATCAATACTGCGATTATTCCAAAATAAGAAGAAGGGTAGATAGTTCAGTGCCTTCCAGAAAATTATTAATTATTTTTGATTTCTATAAAGTAGCATCTGGAAATAGTGGAGATTTATTTACTACAAATTCATACACAGAAGATAGATACAATAGTGACATTCCTACAGTTCCAGATGGAACTCGTGTATCGGACATTATTGATTTTAGACCAAGAGTTCAGCAGTTTGATCCTTCATCAACAAATGCATCTCCATTTGCATTTAGTTCAAGATCATATGAAAGTACTTTCAGATATGTAATTTCTCCCGATGAAACATCATTTATTGGATATAGTTACTATCTGCCAAGAGTTGATTTAATAACTATTAATCGTTTTGGAGAAATTGAAGTTGTTCAAGGAGAATCTGGAGATAATCCTACTGCCCCAGTTCTTGCAGATGATGCAATGGAACTTGCGCAGATTAGTTATAACGCATATCTATTCAATCCACAAAAAGATTCCAAGTTATTATTAAGAGATAATAGAAGATTTACAATGCGTGACATTGCAAAACTTGAACAAAGAATCGAAAACTTAGAAGATATAACAAGTTTGAGTATGCTTGAACTTAAGGCACAAACTTTAGAAGTAACTGATGCAAATGGTCTTAATAGATTTAAATCTGGATTTATTGTAACTAGTTTTAAAGATAAGTCTCTTGCAGACAAGAGATATACAACTATTGACATTAGTAAATCAGATCCAACTGGGATTATTCCTGTAGATTTTTGGTCAATTTCGGCAGAATTAGCACTAGATCCTGGTATTGATAGGTCAACAACAGATATAACTCAAAATTTAAAATTGTTAGATCCAAATATCCAAAAAACTGGCGATTTATTAACTTTAAAATATGAAGAAGTTGCTTGGATTGAACAACCTCATTCTACAAATGTTGAGAATGTCAATCCATTTAATGTTATTGTTTTTGTAGGTGGTATTCAATTAGATCCTGCATCTGATAACTGGGTTAGGACCATTTATATTGATGATAATAGAACTGAGTCTACTGGAGCAGAGTGGATACAAGAAGCAAGTGTTAATACAAACGTAGATCAAAAAACTGATACAGTAATTGAGACTTATAGAAAAGGTGGTAACAGAGGAGAAAAAGCTCAAAGAGCAGTAAACTATACAACAACAACTACCACAACTAGCACACAATACACCCCAAAATTAACAGGACCTTCTAGAGAATTTAATTATGTTGAAGATGTGAAAATTAGTGGAACTGTTGATCCATTTATGAGATCTAGAAATGTATATTTTAATTCTAATGGTTTGAGACCATTTACAAATCACTATCATTATTTGGACAGTCAGCAAGTTGATATTGTTCCAAAACTTTGTGAAATTAGTATGCAATCAGGAACATTTCAAGTTTTTGAGAATGCTCGTGTTTATTATGGGGGACAACAAATTGGTTATATGAGGATACAATCTCCAAATCACAAATTTGGAGATACCAGTAGACCAGATATTGGTGATGGGTTGGGATCACCTGCGGTTCTTGTCGAAGAATATAGTGTTGATCCTTATGATAAAACTAGACCAGCTCCTGGAACTTCTTATTCTGCAACATCAAAATTGATTAATTTTGGTGTAAGAACTCTTGCAACTGAAGAAAAATTCTATGGATATGTGACAAAAGATGCCACAGTTATTGGGGAAACAAGTGGTGCTGTTGCAACAATAACAAGAGCAGAATTAGTATCAGATAATTGGGGAGATATTGTCGCAAGTTTCTTCTTTAGAGATCCAAATTCAAATCCGCCTCCACCATATAAAGTTACTAGTGGAACAAAAACTGTAAAAGTTACTGCAGTTCCACCAGGTGTTACACCACTTCCAGGATCAACAGTATTTGCTAGTGAATCTGTAGGATCATATAGTGGATCTGGAACAATTTTAACTCAAGAAACAAGTAGAGTTGCAGTTAGAAACCCACCAAAACCAGCATCTAAACCAACAGAGGTTCAAGTTGAAATAAAGGCACCTCATAGAGATCCACTTGCACAATCATTTACTGTTGATGACAAGGGAATTTTCTTGACTTCATTTGATTTATATTTTGCAACAAAAGATCCTACGGCTAAGATTTTTATAGAACTTAGAACAGTTGAATTGGGAACTCCAACTTCAAATTTAGTTCAAGATTACACTCAAATAGCATTAAATCCAGATCAAATTAAAATTAATGATGCAGATCCTTTTGAACCAATACCAACAAATATTAAATTTTCATCTCCGGTATATCTAGAATCAGGAAAAGAATATGCAATTGTAATTCTTTCTCCCGCATCAGATGCCTATGAAATGTGGGTCGCTACTATGGGTCAAAAGACAGTTAGAACAAAAAATCTACCAGATGTTCAAAATGTAGTTGTTACAAAACAATATATTGGTGGTAGCTTGTTTAAGTCTCAGAATGGAACTATTTGGACGGCTAGTCAATATCAAGACTTAACATTTAAGCTGTATAAAGCAAAATTTGTTCCTTCTGGAACAGTGACTTTTTATAATACAGACATTACTCCAGGTGGAACAAATACTGCTACACTACAAAATAATCCAATAGAAGGTCTTCCAAGAAAATTACAACTTCCAATTTCTGGAACTCTTAATGCTGCTGTGATTCCTGGAACTAAAATAGGACAAGGAAGTAGTCCAAGTATTGTCGGTATTGTTGAAAATCTTGGTGGACCGATTGGAGTTTCAACAGTAGTTACGGTTGGTTCTGGTTATTCAGCAGGAACGTATACTGGAGTTAGTTTATATTCCATTACAGGTAAAGGAACTGGAGCACAAGCAACTATCCAATTCTTGAATGGATCAATAAGAACATATTCAATCACAAGTAATGGTAGTGGTTATGTAAATGGTGAAATATTAGGAATAACTACAAGTAGCGTAGGATCTGGAAGTGAAGCAAAATTTGGAGTTCAAACAATAGGTGCCGCCAATGCAATCTATTTAACAAATGTTCAAGGAGAAAATTTTACAAATACTACATCAATTGTGTACTATACAAATCCCAATTCCGAGGCATCAAGAACAACTAGTGGTGCAACTGTAAATGGAACATCAAGTCTTATTGAATCCAAATATTCTGGAAATATTTTTAGAGTCAAACAATACAATCATGCACATCATGGTGGAAATAATAAAATTGAAATAACTAATGTTCTTCCAGATAGAGAAAAAACATCACTGACTGCTGGACTTGGAATAAATGATACTGTTGTATCAGTTGCAAATACAACTATATTTGGAACATTTGAAGGTATATCCACTAGTCGTGGATATGCATTAATGCAAAATGAAGTTATATCATATAGTAATATTACACAAGTTTCTGGTGATGCTGGAACTCTTACTATTGATGGCAGATCTTTAAATAATAGTGTTAAAACTGCACATGGTTCTGGAGAGTTTATACAACCATATGAGGTTAATGGTGTTTCTTTAATGAGAATTAATAAAACACATGATATACCATCTTCATACTACAATTTTGAAAGTTCAAATATTGATAATTATTTCTTAGAATTTGATAGGACATTACCAACCAATAGATCTGGTGGTGCTTCAATGCTTAATTTTTCTGCACAAACAGGATTTGGTGGAAATATTGTTAATGTTTCTCAAAATCACCAGTTTAGTTCTATTGAACCTCTATTTAATATAATTACACCGGGTAAAGGAACTGCTACATCATCTCAAATTAGAACTATTTCTGGAACTAGTGCTGGAGGACAAGAAGTTTCATTCCTTGATCAAGGGTTTGATCCTATTCAATTAAACACAACTATTCATTTCCCAACAGTAAGAATGGTTGCTTCTAAAATTAATGAGACTACAAGACTGACCACTTTACCATCTAATAAGTCACTATCATTAAAAGTTGAATTTAAAAGTGAGGATGAAAATTTATCACCGGTAATGGATATTCAAAATGCAACCTTTATTCTTGGTAGAAATAGGTCTAATAATCCTATTGATGATTATGTGAATGATTCTAGATCAAATAAAATTAATGGGGATCCACATGGTGGGATTTTTGTAACTCAGATTATTTCCCTGTCTCAACCAGCAACAAGTTTAAGAGTTCTTATTGCTGCAAACAGACAAGAAACTGCAGATTTTAGAGTTCTTTACAGACTATTTAAAGCAGACTCTACTGATATTCCACAAAGTTATACATTATTTCCAGGATATGATAATTTACTTGATACTGATGGTGATGGATTTGGAGATCTTGTTATTGACCCATTTAAAAATAGTGGTAAAGCAGATGCATTTGTAACACCTAATGATATATTTGGATTCACAGAATACCAATTTAGTGCAAATAATCTTGATCAATTTAATGGATTTTCAATTAAAATTGTAATGTCTTCCACAAATGAATCAACTCCAGTCAAACTTAAAGATTTTAGATGCATTGCCTTAGCATAAATATATGAATAATTTTTCTAACGATAATTTGATACCAGTTGATGGGCAAAATAATCTCTTTAGGGATCGCAATACAGGTGCAATTCTCAATAGTGACAAGTCTGGATATCTTCAATATAAAAGATTGAAAGAACAAAAACAAAAGGATAGGAATGAGTTGGAAAAAATTAAAAATGATATTGATGAAATTAAATTTTTACTGAGAGAACTTATAAATGGGTCCAAGTAAGATTAATAAGAAATTATTCAATCTATTGGATTTGATGAAGTATAAATATATTTTAGATCCTGAACTGTTTATAAATGGCAGAAATTAAGGTCAGAGTAGGACAACAACCCGCTATAAAGGTTATATCTTCACTCGCGGGTGCTCAAGGATTGTCTTTGTCTGAACTTAGTGATGTTAATGCAACAAATTTACTTGATGGGATGGTTCTTGTTTATAATGGTTCTACCAGAAAATGGGACGCTACATTAACCCTGACACCAGGGGCAACACAGAATTTAGACATCAACGGGGGAAATTTTTAAATGGCAAGTATTATCAGGATCAAAAGGTCCTCGGGTACTAACAAACCTTCTAGTCTAAATTGGGGTGAATTAGCATACGTAACTGGTATTGGAAGTTATGGTGGCATTAATCAATATAAAGATAGAATTTTTGCTGGAGATGATGGTAATAATGTAAATCCTGTTGGAGGATACTATTATACCTCCATGATGGAGCATCAACCAGGGACTGTTGCAGGTGTTTCTAACACACGAAATAGTGATAATGGTGTTGTTGCAGTTCTTGCACCAGCAACGAATACTAACGATAGTTCATCATCGTTAAAAGTTGATCAATGGAATGTTGACAATTTAAGATTAGATGTAAATACATTATCATCAACTAATACTGATGGTGATATTATTATTGATCCTACTGGTATTGGTAGTATTATTATTCCGGATAATACATACTTAACTTTTGGTGACGATAAAAATGTAGCGATGCGCTACGATGAAGCAACTGATGATAGATTTGAAATTGAAGGCGCTGACTGGGCATTTGCAAACGGTGTAGCAATTAATATTGGTGATGTTACCGAATCAACCGACAAGGATACTGGTGCCCTAGTTGTTGAAGGTGGTGTTGGAATTGAGAAGAATCTTAATGTTGGTGGTGCGCTCAATATTGGAGGATATGCAATTTTTGATCAGGTTAAAATTGAAAATAATGTAATATCAACCATTTCTGGCAGTGAACTTTATTTGGACCCATATCCAGATGGATTGAGTAATGATGGGACTGTTATTATTAAAGGAAATCTTCAAATTGATGGCACAACAACATCAATAAATTCAACAACTGTTGATATTAACGATGCTATTATTGTTCTTGGAGATGTAACTAGCGTCAGAACAGTAATGACAACTGTTGTCGCTGGTGTAGGCACAATCAGATTAGATTCTGTTGTAGGAATTAATACTGGTGATGTTATAAGTGGTAGTGCTGCATTGTCAGGATCTGGGATTAATACGGTTACTGCATATGATACTGTCAATCAAATTATTACCCTAACTGATGTCATTATTTCTCCAGGAATTTCAACAACCACACAATTAACAGTTACTCACGCATTTGACACCAATACTGATCGTGGTATTGCTTTTAACTATAATACCAGTAGCGGAACTTCAAATAACAAGACAGGTTTCTTTGGATTTGATGATAGTTCTATTGCAGATAGCACTGTTACAACTTTAACTGATGGAACACATGCAGATGATAGCAGGAGATGGACTTATGTTCCCGACTCTTCTATTACTAATAGTGTTGTAAGCGGAACAAAAGGTTTCTTAGATGTTAAAGGTATTTACTACCAATCGGGAGATTTTAGTACTAATGGTGTAGTTTTCTTTGATGACACTGGTCTTCAGAGATCTACTAATGATCCATCATCCCCAACAATCACGTCAAAACAAATTTTGACTGCGATTACTGAAGTTAATTTAGTACTTGGGTCATCAGTAACTGTTTCTGTTGGAGATATTATTAAACAGGACACTACAAATGCTTATGGTGTTGTTAAGGTTGGTGGAACAGTTTCAACTTTAGTATTAGTTGGAGTTGAAGGAGTATTTACTAATACTTATAATTTACGAAAAGAAGGTAGTAATGGATCAATAGAGGATCTGGTTCAAATACCAATATCAGCAACAATCATATATACAAATAAACCAACTTGGACATCTACATTGGATGGAGGAACATTTTAACTTATGACAAAAGATAGTGAAGTAGATGTTAATATCTTAATGCGATTATATAATCAAAGATTAGCATCGGTAACAAATCAAAACATTTTATTAGAAGCAAAACTCCAAACTTTATCTGAAGATTTTGATCAAGAAAAAAGTCAACTTCTAGAAGCAAATCTAGAACTTCAAAATAAGTATGAGGAATTGAAAAAATCTAAAAAATTTGAAGAGTAGAAAAAATGGCTAAACCAGCAAGTAGACAAGAACTCATTGATTACTGTCTAAGGCGCCTAGGAGCGCCTGTGTTGGAAATTAATGTTGATGATGATCAAGTAGATGATTTAGTCGACGATGCCCTTCAGTACTTCCATGAGCGCCACTTTGATGGCGTTGAGAGAATGTATTTAAAGTATAAAATACAACAATCAGATATTGATAGAGGTTCTGCTAAAAATACCAACGGAGTTGGAATTGTAACAACGACTGGAACTTCAAATATAACTGGGTATGGATCTACATCTTTTAATTTTTATGAGACATCAAATTATATACAAGTTCCAGATTCTGTAATAGGTATAGAAAAAGCATTTAAATTTGACACTAGTTCCATTTCTGGAGGAATGTTTAGTATTAAGTATCAACTCTTTTTAAACGATTTATATTATTTCAACTCGGTTGAACTTTTACAATATGCTATGGTTAAGTCATATCTTGAAGATATTGATTTTTTACTTACAACAGATAAACAAATTCGATTTAATAAAAGACAGAATCGTCTATACTTGGATATTGATTGGGGAGCACAATCTGCAGGAAATTTTATTGTATTAGACTGTTACAGAATTTTAGATCCTAATGATTTTACAAAGGTTTATAATGATAGTTTCTTGAAAAAATATTTGACCGCATTAGTTAAAAGACAATGGGGACAAAATCTTATTAAGTTTAGAGGAGTTAAACTTCCTGGAGGTATTGAACTTAATGGTAGAGAAATATATGAAGATGCTGAAAGAGAAGTTGATGAGATCATGAAGAGAATGGCAATGGATTATGAACTTCCCCCATATGACTTTATTGGATAATGGCACTTAATCCCTTTTTTCTACAAGGAACTTCTTCTGAACAGAGATTAGTTCAGGACTTAATAAATGAACAGTTAAGGATGTATGGTGTTGAAGTTGTTTATATTCCAAGAAAATTTGTAAATAAAAAAACAGTAATAGAAGAAGTTCAAACTTCAAGGTTTGATGATAATTTTGCAATAGAAGCATATGTCAATACTTATGATGGATATTCTGGAGCAGGTGATATTCTTACAAAATTTGGAATGAGTTTGAGAGATGAATTATTAATTACAATATCTAAAGAGAGATTTGAAGATTTTATTGCACCATTTTTGGGAGCTTTGGATGATGGAACAGGAGAAGGAGAAGTTATTTTATCAACTAGACCAGAAGAAGGAGATTTAGTTTATTTTCCACTTGGACAAAGAATATTTGAAGTAAAATTTGTAGAACACGAAAATCCATTTTATCAATTGGGTAAAAATTATGTTTATGAATTAAAATGTGAATTATTTGAATATCAAGATGAAATTATTGATACTTCTATTGAAGAGATAGATACTCAAGTTCAAGAAGAAGGATATATTACAACACTAAAATTAATTGGTGTAGGCAGAACTGCAACAGCAATTGCATCTATTCAAGGATCAGTTAATTCTGGATATATAAAACAAATTTTTCTGAATAATGATGGTAGTGGATATATTTCAGCACCAATTGTTGCTATAAGCAGTTCTCCCACTGGACTATCTGGGGACAGAGCTACTGCGGTTGCAATAACAACAGTTAGTGGAGGAATTCGTTCTGTTGAAAGAATTTATTTAACGAATGCTGGAGCAGGATATACAGTTTCACCAATCATAACTATTTCTGGTGGAGGTGGAATAGGTGCAGCTGCAACTTGTTCTATTGAAACAACATTTAATGGACTAGTTAGATTTACTGTAACTGATGGTGGTGTTGGTTACGGAACTATTCCTATTATAACAATTTCTACACCTGGTCAAATTGCTATTAGTGGTGTGGGAGAAACTGCTGTTGGAATTGCTTCTATTGGTGCAATTGGATCTGATGTTGGAGTAAAGGCAATATACATATCAAATCCAGGATTTGGATATACATCTACTCCAACAGTAACCATAGCAAATCCAGAAAGACTTACTGGTATTGGAACATATTTGTTTAATGAAATTGTAAGAGGATCTAGATCTGAAACTAGAGCAAGAGTTAAAGATTGGGATACAGATACCAAAATTCTTAAAATTTCTAATGTTGGTGTTGGATCAACTCAAAAAGCATTTTTTGCAGGAGAAACAATTATTGGGACAGAATCTGGAGCTCTTTATAGTGTTAAAGAATACGAGCAAACAGATACTTATGATAAATACAGTCAAAATGACGAAATTGAAGAAGAAGCAGATCTTATTGTAGATTTTTCAGAGTCAAATCCTTTTGGTGATTATTAATCATCATATCATAAAGTTGATTTAAAAATGTTTTGAATAAACGGGTATAGAAAAACGCTAGGAACATATTACTATCACGAAATTATAAGAAAGACTATTATATCTTTCGGAACGCTATTTAATCAAATTCATATTCGCCATGAAGATAAAAATGGTAATAATGCAAGTGATATAAGAGTTCCTATTGCATATGGACCAATACAAAAGTTTTTAGCGAGAATCCAACAACAACCAGAATTAAACAAGGCGACTCAAATTTCGTTACCAAGAATGTCTTTTGAGATGAATTCTCTTCAATATGATCCAACAAGAAAGGTTAGCATAGTTCAAACTTTTAAGGCATGTGATGATGGTGGCAATATTAAAAAAGTTTTTATGCCGGTTCCATATAATATTGGA